GACAGCCGTTTCGCCTTTTTAAGCACCACGGAAATAGGCGGCGTTTTCTTGCTCTTGATATGGCAGTGGCAGAATGAGAGCATCCCGGATGACCCGGCCAAACTGGCCCATATATGCCGCTGCGACATTGGCAAGAATAAGGTGGATATAAGCACCTTATATCCTGCTATTAAGGAGGTATTCAGCGTGGACCTTGGCAACGGTGAACGACGCAACCGATGGCTCCATGAAAAGCGCCAAGAACTGCTTGCTCAACGCGGAAGAATGGCCCAAGGCGGGAAGGTCGGAATGCAGCGCCGATGGGCGTCTGATAAGGTGGTTAATAAGGACCTTATTAAGGACCTTAATAAGGTAGTTATACAACATAACATAACTAAACATAACTTAACAGAACAGAACGGAACAGAACAGGATGGAGTAGCCCAGGCTGACGCCTGTCCTACTCTTGGACAACTCCCGGCTAACGCCGGGACTTGTCCGGGAGTACTCCCGGAGCAAATGAAGAACGGCAATGAAGAGAAAGCCCGTTCTGAATCGAAAGTCTTCACCTACCCAGAAGACTTTGAACGATTCTGGAAGCCGTACCCACGAAAGGTCGGTAAGTGGAATGCTTACCGTGTTTGGAAGGACTTGCGGCCCAAGCCCGGCATTGAGGTGGTCCTGGCAGGCTTGGAGCGTGCCAAGAAATCGCGTCAATGGGAAGACCCGAAATATATTCCCTACCCAGAACGCTGGTTGAAAGCACGGCGCTGGGAAGATGAAGTCGAAACGCCCAAGAAGTCTATTTACCAGAACTTTGACGACCCTAACTACCATATGCCAGGAGACCCGAAATGGACGACTCAATCGAAGCTGCTAAGGTGATTCTGGGTGCAATCCTTTTAAACTGCAAGGCCGCCAAAAGCGTCGCCTTTGAGATGCTACGGCCTGAAGATATGCCGTCAACGGCGCTGGCCATCATCTTCAAGACGGCCTTGGCCTTGGGGGCTGATGCTGATTTGGTGACCGTGAGCCGTGCACTCACGCGCTCCGGTGAAATGGTAAAAGTCGGTGGCGCGGGCTGGGTGGCCGGTCTCACGGAAGGGCTGCCTGACCTGGACACGCGGCAATCGAGAAACTATTGCGGCATTGTCCTGGACGGAGCGGCGCGGCGTCACCTTGAACGGGTGGGCCAGAAACTGGCGGATGCTGCGCAGGGAATCGCGCCGGCGGGGGAACTGGCAGAAAAGGCCGTTCAGTACATCCACAAGGTGAAAGAAAGGGTGGAAGCGCGCAAGACTATGTTCACGGGCCCGGAAATCGCCTCGGCGGTCATGGAGAGCTACTTGGAGCGGCGGAAGGGCAAAACATTGGGCCTGGACTTCGGGCTGCCCTCCCTGGATGGCAAAGTTGAGTATGGGATGGAGCCGGGCAGTTTCTGGGTGGTGGGCGCTCGGCCAAGAGTCGGTAAAACAACGTTCCTGACCGGCATCATAGAGCACCATCTACGGGGCAAGAAGAAAATCTTTCATTGCGCGCTTGAGATGGGGCTTGAACGCAACGCTTGGCGGCTGTTGACCCATATGACCGGGCTGGCACTGGCAAGGGTGAAGAATCCGACGAATTGCAAAATCCCGCTGAATACCTCGGAAATGAGTCGTCTTTCGGCGGCCATTAACGACCGGCTCGGAGTGGATAATTACGTTATGGCAGTTATGCCTTCAGCCTCGCCATCGGAAATTGAAGCCAAGGCTGTCGAAGCTGAACAGCGCATGGACGGTCTTGACCTGATAGTCTTGGATTATTTCCAGCTAATTCGCTCGCCTCAACGATTCAACACGTTGCGGGAAGAAGGTGCTAAGGCCGTGTGGGCCATAGACGCTATGGCGCAACGGATGAAAGTCCCTGTGCTCTTGGCCGCGCAATTGAACAGGAACGCGGAGAGCAACAAGGAAGATGAGTTGCCAACGCTCGCCGACCTGAAGGAGTGCGGGACGTTGGAAGAGAAAGCGACGGGTGTGATACTACTTCACCGCTGGAATATAGACCGCTGGGATGCCTCTCGGACCCCGGCCAAAATCATTCTGGCGAAACAACAGGACGGCGGAACGGGCGTGCTAGACATGACGTATAACAGGGCGGTGCTCAAATGGGAAGAGCGCGACTTTGAAATGGAGGTGGCAGATGAAGAGTAATTTTGAGGGTGAAGAGCAAGCGCGGGATGCTATGGCAATACACCTACAGGGCGCGTGGGGAGCATTGATAACGATTGAGCAACGCCGCAAAGAGAGAGACTGGCGCTCTCTCGCCGAATGGGCTGACAGATTGCGAGTAGATGCGGAGGTGCTTGTACAGGAGGCGAAGCGAAAGCAAAAAGCGATGGAGGTGACGGAATGAACTATTTACGCTATCGCATGAAGCCGGGACGCTCACGGTTCAAGTTGGAGTTTTACCGTGGCGATGACCGCTGGGCGCCGTATATCATGCTGGAGCACTGGTGGTTTGGTCATACGATTTGGCATTGCGTATTTTTCAATGGCTGGCAGCGAAAGGAGGCTGGCAGATGAAGAATGAAAGCAGGCGAATGGAATACTTGCGCTTAACAATGATGCCCGGCGGCCCCTGGTTCCGGCTGGATTTCTGCGGGGGAAGTGAGCCTTTTTCTCGTGGGCCATATCTATCGCTGCAACATTGGTGGCCTGGCGGTGGCCGATGGCATTGCTTGTTTTTTAATGGCTGGAAGAGAAAGGAGGCTGGCGGATGAAAACTAGGGCAATCCGGCGGTATGAGGCCAGGGTAGAATCAGCGCTCAGGCAAGCCGAGGCCGCGCGCCAGGGAAAAAGATGGACGGACCTGAAGGTCTGGCTGGAAATGGCGCTGGCCGCAACGGAATGGCTCGCCAAGCGTGAGCAACGGATAAGTCCATTCTCCAGTGGGGCGCAGCGTATGGACTGGCAGGACGCTAACTGTTGCCGCTGCAAGAAATACACCGGGCAGGATGGGTCGTGTGAGATTGATGACGCCATTAGTCTCGCGGCGTGTGGCGACGGTACCGTTTCGGCAAAGATTGCCACGCGGATGGGATATGCCAGCCCGCTGGCGTATTGTTGGGAATGCCTAGAAAGGGAAGGTGACAAATGACTGAGAAGATTGAGCCAAAGCCGTTTGAATCGTGGTGGTGCAAAGTGAAGGGTGAGCCCGATGGGCCGCTTACGCGCTACAAGGTGATTGAGATAACACCGCGTTCGGTGGCGCTTTGCAAAGTGGACAGAGGGAGTGATGGGCTATATGGGCCCGACTATGATTATTTGTACATGAGTAGGTACTTGCGCCAGGACGTGATTTTCGCTGACAAGGCGGAAGGCAAGAATGACTGAGCCGGTCGTTCTCTCCAACGGACAGACGACGGCTACGCTGTACTGCGCTGACTGCCTTGATGTTCTACCAACGCTGGGGAAGGTGGACGCCGTTATAACGGACCCGCCGTACGGGGTGAAGGTGGCGGACTGGGATTCTGATATGCCGCCGCAAGAGGTGCTCTCGCTTTGCCTCAATGTCGCAAGAGGCCCTGTTATGTGGTTTGGCTCCGCGCCTCGGATTTTGGACTTTGCGAACTACATCCCTCGCCCAGATAGGATTCTTATTTGGGCTCCGGCCTTTACTCTTGCCAAAGTAGGGAAAGACGGCTACGCCTATCGCTATCACCCTATCGCATTATGGCGCCCGGTGAAGCAAGCAGCGATTTTCGGAGATGTCATAAGGGTGAGTTGCGGTAGGCATAGTTGGTGGGTGCATCCTGGGACCAAGCCCATAGAGTTGATGACGCCGCTTGTCGCAGCATCTGGCGGCCAAAGCATCCTTGACCCGTTCATGGGCTCAGGTACGACCGGTGTGGCCTGTGCTAAACTGGGCCGGGACTTTGTTGGAATCGAACTGGACCCTGGCTATTTCGATATCGCCGTCAAGCGCATTAAGGCAGCCTTGGCCCAGCCGTCGTTATTTGGAGGTGAAAATGGATGAAAAGCGCGAAATCGTCATAAACTACAATCTGCGTTGCAGGCGTTGTCACCGGCTCGGAGCGACGGAGAGCGGGCTGTGCCTGCGGTGTAGCCGCCTATCTGGGTGGCGTCGGTGTGGCCTTAAGAGGCGCACGGAAACAGGGCAAGATTCGACAAAACAGGGCGAGGGCGTAGAATCTACTTGAAGCGCGTCCGAAATGCGGATTTGGCCGTTTTAGGGGGTGATGATGAATGATCTGCTAATTCTCTTGAGAGCTTACGCACCGACCTGGACCTCTGCCTGCTGGCGGTACGCGGGGACGGGCTTGCTTGGAGAGGGCGGCGGGAAAAGGATGATTCCCGTCGTGGCAAAGGGGGAAGCACTTCGTTACTGCTCTGAATGCTCTCACGGATTCCGCGTTCTCGTGACGAGCGGGCAGGCAGTCCCGCAGCTTTGTCCTTACTGCTGCTCTCCACTCAGGTGGGCGTATGACGAAGAGCCCGAAATCGTCTTTGTCGCGCCGAGCGGGAGCGCGTCGGTAGAAGTGCGTGGGCTTGACGCGTTGAACTGGGCGTTGGATTTCGAGCGCTGGTGTAACGAATACAGGACCACGGCTGTGCCTGAGCCGTCAAGGCTGGTCTTACTGTGGGCGGCGGGCCACAGACAGGGCCAAGCGCCTGAGTGGGGAGAGCTGGCGAGAGCGTACCAGGCCCATTGTGGAGTCAAGCGGCCACACCATCATGCATTGCCGAGGCTGTGGCATAGGATGGAGGCGAGTTATGAACGGTAACAGGGCCGAAGAAGCAGTGTGCCATGGTGATATAATGGAGCGGATACGCGAGTTAAATACGCAGATTGAAGCGTCAATCGGTGCGCGGTATCGCCAGGGTATAGTTAACTATCCGCGCAAGAGGGTTACGGCGCATGATAAGCGTGGCCGTAGAGTACGAGTTTCATTGGGCGAGCCTGATTGGTCCGGGACTTTTATCTGGGGGCCATTCGGCGTTTGGCTGAAGGCTGTTTGGGTTGGCCGCCGGAGGTTAGTGATTAAATGCCACTCACTTTGGTTAACCGGGAGATTCGCTAGAGGTCGTGACGGCGCTTTCTATGAGGTGGTCACTGATTCTACGGAGGTGAACAAGCTCTGCTATACCACTGGTCTTAAGCTACCCGCGTTTGTGTCTGAACGGTGGGCCAAAAATGGGACAGCGGGGAACGTTAACAGAATCAAGTAGTTACGCCACTTGACAAACGAAAACAAAGGCATTATATTATCACTGTGGACTTTTGCGCCGTGCTAGAAAGCACGGTGTTGTTTTTTGGGGAACACCGCCAGCAGGTTGGGGCGGTGGCTGGTTAGGCTATTTGGAACTGAGGCTCTCGCAGACTGTGGTTGGCTGGCAAGCGCCGCTCGGGTAGAATCACCGCCAGCAGGTACAGTACGCGAGCGGGTTCGCACGCGCCTGAATCCCGGCAATAATCGGGCGCGGGTAACAAGACGGTAAATCCGGGCTAACGAGCAGGTAGTTGATCCTGCAATCGCGGGCAGCGTCCCGGTCCTTTGACCCACTCACCAGAGTGACCAAGCCGTTTAGCAACACCGCAGCCTTTATTCGGGTAAAGGTCAAGAAGGGATTGCCCGCGTTGCACCGTTGCTTTTGACGAATTACTAGAATTGCCACTTTGCACGTTTGAAGTTTTGAGCGTAAAACGAGAATTCGTCAAAACGAGAATTCGTTAAAAAACAAGGACGTGCTCTTCGCAAAGGGCCGTCAATGCTTGGAATGCTTTTCCGCATGAACGGAGAGAACGTGAAAACGAAACGCCAAAACAAAAAGGTCAATCTGCAATTACCTCCGCACGCATTGCGCGCACGTGCATGGTGGCCAGCCTTTTTGGATGAGATGTCACGCACTTGCAACGTTGGGCTGGCGTGTGAAGCGGCAAAGATAAGCCGCTCTGCCGTGTACCTGGCCAAGAAGAATCCTGAGTTCGCGGAGAAATATGAACAGGCGGAAGCCCGCGCAATTGAGCGTTTGGAATCGGAAGCCTGGCGTCGTGGCCATGATGGGTATGAAGAGCCGGTGTTTGGTAGGGTGGCTAAAGATACCGATGGCCAGATAGGGACAATCCGTAAGTATTCTGACCAGCTATTGATTCAGCTTTTGAAGGCTCACAAGCCGTCGAAATACCGCGAGACGCAACGCCTTGAACATACGGGAGCCAACGGCGGCCCGATTCAGTCGGAAGACGTGACGGGATTGAGCGATGCAGAGCTTATTGCAAGGCTCTCAGAAGTCCTTGCCAAAGTTAAGCCCTAGTGAACGGGCGCTAGTCCTTGAAGGTCTATACCGTTTTTGGCCGGAAGGATTCATCAAGCAGCGCCTTGGCTGCCACCTGTGGAGCCGCCAAGCAGAAATAGCCGATGCCATAGTCAAGCATAGGCATGTGGCCGTTCCGTCGGCTCACGGGACGGGCAAGTCATTCTTAGCGGCTCGGCTGATGTATTGGTGGATTGCTACGAATCCGCCCGGAAGTGCGTTTGTAGTGAGTTCCGCTCCGACATATCAACAAGTTAGAGCGATTCTCTGGCGGGAACTGAATCGCGCTCATGCCAAAGCGCCGCTCGGAGAAATGAATCAGACTGAGTGGCGGCTCAACGGTGAGTTGGTTGCCTTTGGGCGCAAGCCCGCCGATTATGACCCAACAGCGTTTCAGGGCATCCACGCTGAAAAGGTCTTGGTCGTGGTGGATGAAGCCGCCGGAGTGCCTGAAGAGATATTCACGGCAGCGGAGGGACTTGTCACGTCTGAAGGAAGCCGGATTCTGGCAATCGGCAATCCTGACGACCCGCTTTCACACTTCGCGAAGCTGTGCCGTCCTGGAAGTGGCTGGCACGTGATTCCGGTGAGCGCGTTGGACTTGCCAGCGTTCACTGGGGAGCCCTGCCCGCCCGAAGTGCTGAAACTTTTGACCGGCAAGTTGTGGGTGGAAGAGCGCCAGAAGGAATGGGGCGAGAGTGACCCACGGTATGTTAGCCGCGTGCTTGGGCGCTTCCCTGAAGACGCAGTTTCGGGCGTAGTCCCCTGGTCGTGGGTGGTCAAATGTCAGACCCCACGAGAGTATAAGCCGCAAGAACTCTTGCCGGTGGAGCTTGGTATGGACGTTGGCGGTGGTGGCGATATGACCGTCATACGCGAGCGGCGCGGCCCCAAAGCAGGGCGAACGTGGCGGTATGCTACTCCCGATGCTATGGAAGCCGCCGGATACGCTGTGCAGGCGATTAAAGCGACCGGCGCAAGCAGAATCAAAATAGACGTTTGCGGAATCGGCTGGGGCGTAGTAGGAAGGCTCAAAGAACTTCGCCCAGAACATGGAGCGGAAGTGGTGGGCGTGAACGTCGGAGAAGCGTCAACGGACCCGGCGAGATTCCCGAAATTACGGGACCAGATTTGGTGGGAAGTCGGAAGAGAGTTGTCGCAATCTGGCGGCTGGGATTTGTCCGAGCTTGACGATGAAACAATCGGGCAGTTGATAGCGCCGCGATGGTCCCCCGATAGCTCTGGTAGGGTGAAGGTGGAGCCCAAGGATAAAACAAGAACGAGAATCGGGCGCTCGCCGGATGATGCTGATGCCTTGTTACTGGCCTTTGCAAAGGGCAGTCATAGCCGGGACGGATTAGGAATGCTGGAATACGAACGGAAGCAATTGGAGGCTCAACGTGCAAATAGCGCGTCCCATCATAACTAGCCTGGCAGATATGGCCGAACGATTCTCGGCGGGGCTGCGCGGCCTGGAGAGTGGGTTCTTTGGGCCGAGTGTCCCCATGACGCCTGTCCTGACCGAAAAGGAGGCGCAAGAATCCGGCGCAAAGGGCCGCGCTTATGACTACCCTACAGGAGTGAACTTACAGACCACGCAGTCAAGACGTGGTGATAGTGGTACTTCCTTCCAGGAATTGCGGGCTCTGGCCGATGCGTGGCCGGTGATTAGGCTAATCATAGAGACCCGGAAGGACAAGGTATGCAAGTTGCGCAGCGTCTTCCAGTTGAAGGACGCGAAGGCTCGCAGAGAGCAACAGAAATCCGGCAAGGTGGACCCAAGAATCCAAAAGCTAGAAGAGTTCTTTGAGCAGCCGGACCGCGATAATGACGGCTCCCTGTGGACGCGCCAGATACTCGAAGACCTGTATGTTTTGGACGCCTGCACGATACTACCGAGAATGACCTATGGCGGGGAATTATATGCGTTGGAGCTAATTGACCCTGCGCTGATTGTGCGGCGTGTTTCTATTGATGGCCGTACACCACTTCCACCCGACCCAGCCTATTCGCAGTTACTAAAAGGCCAAGTAGTCGCGGATTATTGCTTGGCTACGGGCGCCAAGGACTGGAAGCAGTACCCGCATGACCAATTGATTTACCTGCGCTCGAATCCGCGTACGCACAGGCTCTATGGATATTCCAGAGTAGAGCAAATTGATTTCTACGTGAACATGGCGCTCCGGCGTATGACCTCCCAGATGGACTACTTCACCGCTGGGAACATGCCGGATTGGATAGCCACGGCAAATACCAACTGGTCGCCTGAACAGATAGAAGAATACTGGAACATTTGGGATGCCAAGCGGAGCGGGAATCTGGCGGAGCGGCGGAAGCTGGCATTATTGCCAGGCGGCACGTCCGAGCCGAAGGAGATGAAGGAGCCGCCGCTCAACAACGAGTTTGACCTATTCTTGGCAAAAGTTGCGTGTTATGCGTTCTCGGAGTCCCCTCAGTGGATTGAGCGGATGATGAACAGGGCGACTGCTCAGACTTCGCAAGAGGAAGCGAAGATTGAGGGCGTGAGCGTAGATGCCGAGTTCCTCTCCCGGTTCAAGACGCGGATTATCCGGGACTGGTTCGGCTGGCCGGATATTGAGTGTGTCCTTGAAAACGAGATTCAGCCGGATGCCAAGACTCAGGCGGATATTGACGCGGTGTATATCGCCCATGGCGTGTATTCGCCTGACTACGTGACTGACAGAATCGGCGTGCCCGAAGATGCAAAAGCTGGGCGGCTATTGATGCTGGGCGCGAACGTCCAGAAGCTAGATGACGTGTTGGCCGCCAAGGTGCCGCCAAACGAGCATAAGGAGGGGCCGGGCCAGACGCAGGCCCTACCCTTTCGTCAAAGCGAAGGAAGTCAAGGGCAAGGTACTAGAGCCGCTTCCGCGTAATCGGAAAGCGGTACGCAAGGCAAGAACGGCCATTGCCAAAGCATTAAAACTGGCATTTAGCAAAGCAAGACCAGCAGCGGCTAAGGCGATTGTGGCGGCGTATGAACAGCATCCGAAGTTTCAGAAAAACAAGGATGACGAAATAGACCGGGCCGTTGACGTGATTCTGGCGGCCTGGACGTTTGGCGAATTCGTTAATTTCTACCGCGCTTGTTCGGATGCGCTATCCGCCCTGGCACAGGACGCAGCCGCGCAGGCTTGCGCCCAGTTGGGCGTTACTGAAACGAGCGAGGTATTCGCCGAAGCGCAGGCGGCGGCGCGGGAATGGGCCTTACAGCGCGCCGTGGCTATGGCCGGAATGAAATTGGTGGATGGCCAGCTAGTGGTGGACGCGGGCGCGCAATGGGCTATCACGGAAGGGACGGTCGGATTCCTTCGGAATGCAGTGGACCAAGCTCTTAGAAATGGCTGGACCGGAGAGCAGTTGAGCGAGGCCATAAATGAAAGCAGGGCATTCAGTGATGTCCGAGCGGAGACAATAGCTGATTTTGAAACACGCAGCGCGGATGTCAACGCTAACATGATTGCCTACCGCAAGATTCCCAAAGTGGTGGGAATGAAATGGCTGCTAAGTGACAATCCGTGCGAGCGGTGCGTTGCCAACTATGAACAGGGCTATGGCGGGATTATCCCGATAACTGAGGACTGGTTATATCCCTACCCAGTACACCCGAATGAACAATGCGACGTGGCTCCGGTTGTGGAAGAGGGATAACGAAAACGGTCGAAAAGGAGAACGCAATGTATGAACAATGGCAGGACATTGGGTCGTTTCAAAAGGCTACGATGGCGAAGGACGGAACGCCTCATGTTCTGTTCCACGTCAACGGGCCAAAAACGGACAGCCAGGGCGAGCGGATGACGGAAGAGGGCCGCGATATATTCGTCAAGGCTGGCAAGGAAGGGCGTATTGACCTTGTACCGTCTCATACCGTCCCGATTGCGCTGGGGAAGAGCGCTGACGCTCTGGTAGATGCGGCGGGAGAAGTATTTGTGGACTTCGCGCTGGACAAGGATGACCCTTGGGCACTGAAACTCCACAAGGGAGTTCTGGACGGGACATTCAAGGGGCAATGTTCGGCTGGCGGGCGGTGTAAGCGGGACCACATGGCTAAGACGTTCACCCCGATTGATGACCCGAAAGTCCCGTTCCACGTGGCGCTTACTATGGCCGATGCGGCGAGTTATGAGGACGCTGGCCCCGTTGCGGCGTTCGTGAAGGGCATTGTCGAGAAGAATCTGGACGGCGTTGAGTGGACCGAAGCCAAGACTGCCAAGGCGGTTGAGGTATTTAGCAAGGGCGGGGAGATATACGACAGCCAGGCAGCGTTGCAGGCGATTATGAACATGACCGATGCGCTGTCGTCTCTCAAGTGGCTCTATTCTAACGAGAGCATGGAGAACGAGCCGGAAGCCTCTGGCCAAATGGCGAGCCTGAAGGCGGCTTGCGTGGCCTTGGATGAAGCGCTGATGAATGCCAAAGAGTTCATTGCCTCGGAAATCCTCGAAGGCAAGGACGGGGAGGTACAGGTCGGTGAAGGCGAGAATGCCTTCATGCTGTCCCGCAAGGATGGGAAGCCGGTAGTTGAGTGGGTGTCCTTCGCCAAGAAAAAGTTCTCGGCGGAGAAGCGCAAAGCTCTGGCCAAGGAAGGAAAAGCACTCCCCGATGGCTCTTTCCCGATTGAGGACGTGAACGACTTGGAAAACGCTATAAAGGCGTATGGCCGTGCATCAGACAAAGAGGCGGCCAAGAAGCATATTGAAAAGCGCGCCAAGGAGTTGGGAGCGACTGACAAGCTACCGGAAGACTGGACCAAGAGCAAAGTACCAGTTGAGAGTGTTGCGCCCGCTCCCGTAGAATCGTTTGAGAAGTCCGAGGCTTTCCTCGCCATGCAGGGAAGCATTGCCACGCTTACCGAGAGTCTAGCCAAGGCGAATGAAACACTAAGCGCCTGGAAGCCGATTGTTGAGCGCGTGAGTGCATATCCTATGCCGGTGCAGGGAAATCTGAAGGCTGTCGCAGTTACCAAGGAAGCCGATGGCGAGCCGATGGCGAAGGCAGAACAGGAAACAAAGCCCGCCCATAATGGGCCGCCCTGGGTGCTCGCGTCGGAGTGGAAACTCTAAAAGGAGAAAACTATGAGCCAGTTCACACAGGAATCACTCGCGCTAATCGCAGAGTGCCGTAAAAACTCGATGACGGAAGACTTCAAGAAGGCCGCCGGTTATACGGTAGGGCTCGGCCTTACGGCGTATGACCTTCAGCCGGTGGCGAAGAAGTTCTTCCCGGTCATCACTCCACTTCGCAACATGTTCCCCCGCATTCCGGGGGCCGGTGACACGGCGACCCGTTGGAAGTCCATCACGGGAATCAATGTCAACGGTATGACCGCTGGGACCGGGGAAGGTCACCGTGGTGGGGTCGTTCAGACGAATGTCATCAATCGCACCGCCAGCTATGCGTTCCTCTCCCTCGAAGACTTTGTGACCTGGCAGGCCGAATGGGCTGCGCAGGGCTTCGAGGATGTGAAAAACGACGCAGTCCAGAATCTACTCTACGCGTTGATGATGCAAGAGGAAGGTGTACTCCTGGGCGGCAATAATGACGTGCCGCTTGGCATTGGACCTACGCCGACGCTTGCGACGGCTACGACCGGCGGGAGCATCCCCGCCAGCACAGCGGTGTATGTCCGTGTTGTCCCGCTCACGCTTGATGGCTATGGCCGCACGTCCATAGCAGGCGGCTGTCCCGGTAGGTACATCAAGGCTTTGGCCGATGGTAAGACCGAAACGGACCACAACGGCGGAAACGGCCAGATTTCAGCGGCGGCTAATATCACGACAGGTGCCGGTGGCACCAACGTCGTGACCGCCTACTGGACGCCAGTACCTGGCGCAGTGGCCTATGCCCTTTATTGGGGCGCTTCTGCCGCTGGCGCGACTATCGGCGCTATCACGACGCTCAACTCCTACGCTATCACCACGGCGGCTGGCGCGGGAACACAGACGGCGAGTGACCCAGCGGTATCGGCTGACTACTCGTCCGACCCGTATGTTTTCGACGGGCTGCTTTCCATTGCTGGACGGACGGCTAATGGTGGTACTTGGGAGTCGTTAGCTACCGGGACCGTTGGACAGGGGACCACCCTGA